CTAACTATCGTCGAACTCCACCATTCCTCTTCGCTGTCGCTGTTTTTTACAATATTCATCCGTTCTATGTCACGTAATAAACAAGCTTTTAGATGAGAGTATCGTAACATCTCATTAAAAAAAGAAGGAGCTTTTCCATCTGGAAGTTTGTAATGTTTAGCGCGGTCTTCAATTGATTTTTTGATGTAGGAATATGCTGAATTTATTCCTCCATCGTCATAACTAATAAAATAATCAGTGGCTTCCTTGGCCCGTTCCACGCTTAAAGGCTCTGTACATGGAACAGGCACGTTATCAACGTGTAGATTATTGCCTTCAAGTAAATAATCCTTAATGTTTAATTTTGTTTGCTCTTTAAATTCTTTTGCAAATTCACTCATTGCTGCTTCTCCCATCTTAGGTAAAGATTTCGAGCTGTGGAACCATGCCATTGGCTATCTTTACTATTTCCTTCTTGTGATTTTTGACTACCTGGCGACGAAACGCCAAGCTTGTTTAGCTCTGTGGCGATTGCTCTCCAGGTCATATGCCTGTCCTCGCGCATCTTTTTTATTACTGGTCCAACGAACTGAGCGCGTGTGTCAGCTTGTTTTGCGACAGCTGCACCGCCCTGCTTGCTAACATTTTTAATGTCAGGGTTGCCCAGTTTCTTAATAAGTTTGCCCGTTGAGGTTTTATAAACCCCCTTCTCTGCTAATACAGCTTTCATATGCTTAAACTTGTTTTGTGTTTTCTCACGGATGGAATCACGCTGCATCTCGGCCATCATTGATTCAAGCATAATAGATTGCTTTGTGTAGCGAGGACTTTTAACAATCACAAACTTTAACTTAGCCCGTGTAACCTCTTGCTCTAGGAACTTTAAAGACTCCCAGACTTTCCGAGACAACCGACTGATGTCGTATATTATGAGCGTTGCATCGTGCTTCCGGCAATACTTTAGAGCGTCTTGTAAGCCTTGGCGTTTATCCATTCTGGCACCAGAGCTGACACCGTCATCCACAAACCAGCGAACGTCATGCTCACCACCGTTTAGGTATTCTTTAATCGCAAACTCTTGGCCTTCTACGTCTTGCATATCAGTGGACACACGAAGATAGGCAGCATATTTACCGTAATGCCTTTTGCCGTAATCTAAATGTTTTTTCATAGGCTCCTCTATATACGTCTGATGAAATTCCTCCGACGGTAGCTTTGATAATTCCGATTCTTTGTTATACATTTGATTTCCCCACTTTTAAAGATGATGGAGCGTTCATTTCCCACCACAATTCGTTTACATTTTGAAATCGACCAGTTGTAAGTTCAGAAATAATAGCATCTTCCCCCCAATATGAGGTTGAGTTTTGACTAAATACATCGTTAACAAAACACGCATACAACTCATCAACAGCTTCATTAAATGTCCAGCCATTCATGTTTTTATCTATTTGTTCTTCAGCGCTAAAATGCTCGGTATATTCAGATATATAATTTCCGTCTGTGTCTAAATCCCCTGTTTCTATTAACACAGCTTCACTTAATGGCTTTATAAACTTAATAACCTCACAAAACTTTCTTAGTTCATAGTAAACATCGTTAGTTAAGACTCTAACAACGTCATCATCATCGTGTCTGTCCATATTCAATTCCTTTCTTCCCTGTCTATTCACTATCTGTTCACTTATACATATAGGTTTAACACAAGAATACAAGGGTTTTGTTAAAAAAAGACGTTGTTCACTACATTTTCACCTATTTATATAGCTATCAGTGTGCTATCTGTTTTGTACAGAAGCTAACGTCGTATTTGCGTAGGAGTATTAATGAATGTATACACAAAGATTATCGCCAACAAGAATTTCTTACACCAACAAGAGAAACCAGTCCGGTTACAAAATTAGTAATGATTGGATTATCCCAAACAGCGATGATGCTCCACTAGTAGATGTTGTATTTGATGAGAAGGTTTTCGAGGAGTTCTTTAAGCTGTTCAATTACTACAAATACCCAGACATTCAGATTAAAGAGGTTGAAAGGTTTTACAATAAGTACGGACCACTTCAAGCAGGGCATAAAGAAATGCTACTGGATATTATTGACTTTATAGACGCTTTACGAGTGGACAGTGAAAAGATAAAAAATGGTGGGCTTCCAGAAGTAAGATACCGGTTACCCTACCCTTCACTCAAACAATGGGAAGACGGTCAATCCTATTTAACTTTCAACCCCTACACATTGCACCACGCCATATATACGGCATTTTTGTTTGGCTGGTACTCAGTTCAATTAACTGAATGTAAATATATGGAAAATTATGGACCTCGAAAGGACTGTAAAATGTTTTTTGAGGCAAGGAGTTCAAAGAAGTTCTGCTCGGACGCGTGTCGAGCTGGGTACTACATGAAAAAGGGAAGAAAGAAAAAAACGCTTGCTACAATCTCAGGTTTTACATGGCAGTCGTAACACTCTTTTGTAGAATATCTCCGCAAGTAAAAGAAGCGCTTGAGGAGCGTGCAAAACAAGAGCGTAGACACGTTAATGTTACCCTGGACCTATTATTAAAGAGTGTCTTGGACGTAAAAGACGATGAAGCTTTTTTAATGGCAGTTGATGAAAAAAAGAGGCTGCAACGTGCGGAGTAAGTTTCGTAATAAAAAGGTTGAGCTAGATGGTCACCGCTTTGATAGCCAGGCAGAGGCCAAACACTATTGGTTTACTCTTAAGCCTCGGTTTGAGGCCAAGGAAATCACACATTTAGAGCTGCAACCACGCATACGATGCGAAATTAATGGCAAGAAGATATGCGATTACCTCGCAGACTTTAGATACATAGATAAAAACACAGACGGCAGAAATGGAGCGACAGGATGTACAGTTATCGAGGACGTAAAAGGTTACAAGACGGACGTTTACAGGTTGAAGAAGAAGTTAGTCGAGGCACTGTATTTAGGCTCGAAGATAGTCGAGATATCCCCCACGCCCTATCGCCGTATGACATTGCCCGGAAAGTAGCTAACTATGTGCAAATGGATATCAACATACTATTGGGATACAGCCGGAGCAAAAGTCTCGTGAAATGGCGCCACCTCACATATCTCCTCGCAGCTGAACTAACTGGGGCATCACTCACCGAGCTAGGTGAGCGTTTTAACAGAGACCATACAAGTATTCTTAACGGAAAAAGAAACGCAACCGCCCTACTCACTGAGCCTACATTTAATGAGCATTACAACACAATTAAGGCTTTATTTTGAATAATTTGTACAGAACCAATACTAGGCACTATGCCACGAGCTTCGGTGCGAAGCTTGCTCAGGGTGAAGCCTTTGAGAAGAAGATTATTGGTTATCTAAACAAACAGGACAACATCGAAGCCTGGAAGTCGTCAAGCACGCAGCATGACATACAATTCCGTGTAGATGTACCACTTATAGGCAACTTGCTATTCTCAGCTGAGTGCAAGTTCGATGACTTAGCCTACTCAACCCGAAACATTGCCCTACAGGTATGGGATAACGGAAAGCCCAGCGGCATCCATCCCAGCGGTCCAGACCCCGATTTATGGGTACACGGAGTCGCTAACGACGTTTGGTTTATTAAAACCTCATTACTCAGAAGCATAGTTAAAATGCACAAGTCCAGCTGGGGGGGCAAGCAAATCCCAATGGGAGACCGAGGAGCCGGAGCAAAAGGTATCCTGATGCCAGTCGATACAGCCAGGAATATCAAAGGCGGTACATGGGTGGAAATCAAATGACAGTATCAGTTGTTAAACCACATTGCTTTCATTGCAACGGCAAAGGCTGGGTTCTTGAACGACACCCCTACTCCGAAGGCAACGTGCAGTGGGAAGATTGTCACTGGTGTATTGGATTAGGCAGAGTACAGGAGTACGCAGATAATGTTGAAGACTAGTATGGCACCAGACCCAACACGGGACGCACCAAAGGGACACGGAGAACACCAGAACCCAGGTCAAGTCGCCGTGTATCCAGGCAGAGCCTTGGTCGATAACAGGTTCAATAGATACCCCATGACATTCAGAGTACTCGGAACGTGCTGCGCTCACGCCAAAGCATGGACAGCCACATTCTATGTCAACCAATCCACCATGTCCAAGATACTCCAATGCTCACAACAAGCAGTCTCACAGCACATGAATAAGCTCGCTAAGTTCGGATACCTGGAGAAGCTACGGAAGGAGGGTCCGTCACGACAATGGGGAGACCAAGGAAGCCTGTGGAGGGTCATCTACGACCCAACAATGAGCTACAAACAAGTCCTCGCAATGAGACCACCAGAGGTCGAACTAACCGAACAAGAGGAGTTCGCTGCCATGAATAAAACACTCAAGATAATCACCAGCATAGGTGCTAAAGGTACTCAAAAACAGGGGGACAGACAGGGAACAGAGCCTGTGGATAACTCTACATTATACAAGCCCCACCTTGTGCAACAACACAAGCCCCACCTTGTGCATAACAATATCGATAGAACTATAAGAAAAGAAGTAAAGGAAGAAGAATGTAAAAGACTATGTGAAGAGTACAAAGAATTGATGCAATCCATACATGGACGACCATGGCGATACGACATCAGACAGACTCACCTCGCCCGTGACATCCTCATGCAAAAGGAAGCAACTGAGTTCCTCACTCATGCCAAGCAACAGCTGCAATGGATGAAGGACAACAACAAAGAACCAGCCATTAGTTTGAAGTACTACCTCACGGTCTATGAGAACAAGGGCAAGCCTAAAGATAGCACGGATATCCTAAGGCAAGTAACTAGCAGAATGAGGATGAACAGGTGACCTGTACAAAACCTATCCGAACGTCTTGGTTCTGTACGTACAGCCAGCGGAGAAGAAAAAACGTTATCTCTAAAAGGCACCCTTACCCCCCTGGCCCCCTTTCAACGTTATGGGGGGCCACTTCCGAAATATTTTTTAGAAACCGAAGAAAGGAAATTTTATGAATTACAATGTGAGTCAAGCGAGAGAAGGCAAGGAGGGCAAGACCTTTTGGATGAAGGTTGGTTATGCTTTTGAGAAGGATGGTGTTGTATCATCGATTAAGTTGGATGCGTTACCGTTGCCGAATGAGAAGGGCGAGGTTTGGTTAAATTTATTTCCTGATGACCGTGATAAAGGGGCTACGAAGAGTGACTGGTTGCAGCCTTCGCAGCGTACTTCGGATGATGAGATACCGTTTTAATGGCTGGTAAGCGTCAACAGGTTCCGAAGGTTAAGCCGTTTGCGATGAGTCGTATTAATCGGCGTTTGCGTGGTTCTAAGATAATTTATGAGCACCGAGATGAGTTAGCTATGGAGTTGATGGCGTTGGGAAGTAGTAAGATAACGGATGTTGTTGACTGGGATGCTGATGGGAATGTTAAGGTTAAGCCTATTGATGAGATACCTGAGACTGCGTTGACGGCGATTAAGAAGATTAAGGTTACGCCGACCCGTGGTGGTGATATTTTAGAGGTTGAGATGATTGATAAGGTGCGTGTGTTGCAGCTCTTGGCGAAGTCTGCTGGCTTATTGGATAGTGAGAAGGAGATAGATAAGCCTTCTGTTGTCTCAATTGAGATGGTTATGCCGGATGAGGAGAAGAAGGATGGCTAACCCTCAGGCTGGACTTAAACTTAACTTCTCCAGCGCGCCTACTGTGGCTAAGTTCTTTAAGAGCAAGGGATTTGTGAGGGGATTAATGGGGCCGGTTGGTTCGGGTAAGTCGTATGCGTGTTGTGCTGAGATATTTCGCCGCGCTGTGGAGCAGAAGCCGAGTCCCAGGGACGGCATAAAGTATTCTCGGTGGGCGATTGTGCGGAATACGCACCCGATGCTGCGAACCACTACGCTAAAAACGTGGCTGGAGTTATTACCTGAGAATATCTGGGGGCCGGTAAAGTATTCGCCGCCCATAACGCATC